GGGCAGTCGAACGAGGGCATCACCCTCATCGACGCGACCGACAAGTTCGAGACGCACCAGTACGCGTTCAGCGGGCTATCCGACGTCTTGCTCCAGTTCGCGATGCAGCTCAGCGGCGCGACCGGCATTCCGCTCGATCGCCTGTTCGGCCAGCAGCCGGCCGGCTTGAGCGATACCGGCGAAGGGTCGCGCCTGCTGTATCACGAGAAGGTGCACACGCGGCAGGAGCGCCGGATGCGCAACCCGCTGCACGGCCTGCTCGACGTGATGTGCCGGTCGGAAATCGGGCAGCCGTTGCCCGAGGACTTCTCGTACGAGTTCAACCCGCTGCAGGAGATGTCGGCCGCGGAGAAGGCGGAGATCGGCAACAAGACGGTCGACTCGGTGACGAAGGCTGTCGACGCCGACCTGATTCCGCGCAGCCAGGGCATGCGCGAGCTGAAAGCGTCGTCGCCCGACACCGGCATGTTCGGCGACATTCCCGACGAGGCGATCGAGCAGGCCGAGCGCGACGAACAGGGCGAGGACCCCCCGGGAATCGATCCGGCGCTTCCGCTCGGCCCGGCGCCGGGCGCGGCCGCGCGCACGAACGATTCTCTGCTTCGCAGGCTTTTCCGACGTCGATGATCCTCACCCTCGATCGAAAGCGCGACCGGCGCAAGAACCCGGTTCGGCTGAGCGGCGCCGAGCGGCAGTACGGCAGCCAGCTGCGAAAGATCGCTCATCAGGTCGGCGTGCTCGTGAACGGCTTTCCGGCCGATGACGCGTCGTATGCACCGACGATCGAGGAGCTGTTGCGTCGGTACGCCGAGGCGCTGGCGCCGTGGGCAGAAGCGACGGCGGCGCGCATGATCGCCGACCTGAATCGGCGTGACGAGCAGATGTGGATGAAGCAGGCCGCCGACATGTCGCGCGCGCTGCGCGAGGAGATCCGCGGTGCGGCCACCGGCGAGACGATGCGCGCGCTCCTGTCCGAGCAGGTCCGGCTGATCAAGTCGATCCCGCTCGATGCAGCCGAGCGCGTGCACCGGCTCACGCTCGAAGGAATCGTCGACGGCACGCGCGCCGCGCAGATCTCGAAGGCGATTCAGGAGTCTGGACAGGTAGCGAAAAGCCGGGCCGACACGATCGCGAGAACCGAGGTCAGTCGGACGGCCGCGACCCTTACCGAGGCGCGCGCGCTCGACGTCGGAAGCCCTGGCTACTTCTGGCGAACCTCCGGAGATTCGGACGTCCGTGAGGACCATCGCGAGCTGGAAGGCAAGTTCTTCACGTGGGACAAGCCGCCGGTTGCCGATAAGAGGTCGGGCGTGCGTTCGCATCCGGGTTGTATTTACAACTGCCGGTGCTGGGCAGAGGTCGTGCTACCGAAGGGCTGATATGAACTACGCCAAACCACCTCTCGGCCTTGTGCCGAAGTACATCCACGACGAACGCCGCATGAAAGAGATTCTGGGCGCGATCGAGCGTTACAGCGACGCAAGCCTGCCCGTCCCGGCGGAATGGGTGCAGGAACTGAGCGCCATCATCGCCGAACGGTTTCCTGCGAAATAGGCGCGAGGCGGATAGCCATGAAGCCCTTCATTTTCCGAGTTCCCGGGCTGCTGACGTACCGGCGGCACGGCGACCTCGCGCATCTACAGATTCTCGGGCGGTGCATTTACGTCCGTGCCGGGAGACGCCACCGCCTGGTGGGCATTGTTTGGGGTAGCAATTGACCACGACGACCCACGTATTCACGTTTCGCGTGCACACCGCATGGTGGCTGCCGCTGTACATCCGGACATTGATCGTGTGTTGCTGGCTCACTCGAAGCGAGCCCGATTACGAGCGAGTTCGCCGCGTCGTAATGCGCGGAATTCGAACCATCGTCGAACGCTGAACGCCAAGCAATTGCGAGCACTTCATAGCAGCCGGGCCGAGCCCGTTAGACCCGACTGATCAATGCCCAAGCATCTGCATATCTACCTCCACACGTATGACGCGTCGTGGGAGGAATCGAAGCATCCGCGCGCTGCGAACGGCCAGTTCGGATCAGGTGGTGGCACCGGGGCAGCGGCGGCCGCACCAACGTCGCTGAAAGGCGACGAGCTTGGCGACTTCACCAGCATGAAGGAGCTGCGCCAAAAGGCGATTGCCTACGGAAAGCAGTTCGCAGGGAAGAAGTTCAAGAACCAGGCGACTGGAAACCAGATCGAGGTGACGAACGGCGGGATCAGGCACACCGTGGCCACCGGTCACGACGAAGTGCTCCGCTCGATTCCTGCATTGCCGGACCTGCTGACGAAGGCGCGCCTGATCGACTCGCAGCCGGACAAGCGCGGCGATCCGAACGTGAAGGCGGTGGAAACCTACTCGGCGCCGCTCAAGCTGGACGGCAAGAGCTATCGGGCGGTGATTACGGTGAAGGTGTTCTACGACGGCCATCGGTACTACAACCAAGGCCTGGTGCGGGAGGGGGGATAGGGCCGGTCGTCGTTTAAATAAGGCACCCCCTGCCTTTCGGCAGTCGGCTCACCTCCGGCGACCGTCCCAGCCTTGATTATAGCCAGTTCTCGGTGACTTGCGAATTTCCTTCCGAATCATCGACTTACTTCCATCCTTGACCCCGATGCCGACTATTCGAATTCCGACGGCCGACCACGCATGTGCGTGTGGCGGCGGCGCGGCGCGCGCTCGCGCGCATACCCGCGACGGTGTGACCGCGTCAGGCATGTTTACGGCCGAGAAGATCGGCACGCGGCGCTCGCTGACGCCCGAAGGCTTCCTGCTCTGCGAGGAGGTGCCGATCGCGCGCGTCGGCTCGCAGGACTACGCGTATTTCGAGCTTCCCGAGCTCGAAGCGAAGGACGGAGTGATCGTCGCCGAGCGCACCGCCGACGTGCTGTTCAGCCCCGAGACGCTCGCCAGCTTCGAGGGCAAGCCGATCACGATCGACCATCCGCCGGATTTCGTGACGCCGGCGAACTACATGTCGGTGACCCGCGGCGACGTGCGCAACGTGCGGCGCGGCGAGGGCGCTCAGTCGGACCTTATGTTGGCCGACCTGCTGATCAAGGACGCCGAGGCGATCCGCCGCGTGCAAAGCGACGGCCCGGACGCGCTCGACCAGGTCAGCAACGGCTACGACGCTGACTACGAACAGATTGCGCCTGGGCGGGCGCGACAGGTGGTGATCGTGGGCAACCACGTCGCACTCGTGAAAAACGCCCGCTGTGGCCCCGTGTGTTCCATCGGGGATAGCGCTTCCAACCTACTCCCGACAGGAGATTCCAGCATGGCAAACAAGAAGCCCGCGCAGTCGACGCTGCTCGAGAAGCTGCGCAAGGCGTTCATGACTCGCGACTCGGACGCGTTCGAGAAGGCCGCGAATGAAATGACCGGCGACGAGGGCGGCGACGAGTCCGGCAACGGCCAGCCGCAGATTCACATCCACATGCCTGGCGCGTCCGAGGCGAAGCCGGCTGTCGCGCCCACGGGTGATGAAGATCCAGCCGCCGGCGCGGGCGAAGGCAATGCCGAAGTCCTGGCCGCAATCAACGGCGTCGCGGAAAGCGTCAAGGCGTTGGCCGAGCGCGTGACGAAGCTCGAGGGCGGCGGCACGCCGACTGGCGACGATGACGATGACCTCGGCGACGGAACCGGGACGACCGACAACGACGGCACGGGCGCCGGCGGCGATGACGGCAAGGGCGGGACGAAAACCGGCGACAGCACGGCACTGCGCGACGAGTTCCAGGACGCGCTCTCGCGCGCCGAGATTCTCGCCCCTGGTGTACGCCTGCCGACGTTCGACGCGAAGGCCGTGCGCAAGAAGACGGTCGACGCGATCTGCGTGTTGCGCCGCCGCGCGCTGCGCGCCGCAATGGACAACGAGAACGCCGAAGCGGTCAAGGCCGTGACCGGCGGCGCAGACATCTCGGGCATGCCGTGCAACGCGGTTCAGGCGTTCTTCAACGCCGCTTCCGAATTGGTGCGCGGCAAGAACTCAGGTGTACTGCAGCGCCGGACGAGCGACTCCGCTCAGGCTGGGCGGAAAGACATCAACGAAGTCCACGCGGAATTCTGGAAGAACCGCAAGTAAGGAGCCGACATGCCCTCGTATCAAGCCTATCAATTCCGCATGCCGGCGGGCTTCGCCGGCGATCTCCAGCGTGCCGAAGTCGCCACGATCGAGACGCAACTGATCGACTCGGCGGCCCCGCCGACGGCGTTCGGCGTGCCGGTGAAGATGGTGAACGGCAAGATCCAGCCGATCAACAACGCGGCCGACACCGCGGCGCTCGTCTACGGCGTGAACCTGCGCGCGTACCCGATCCAGGGCAACGGCAACGATCCGCTCGGCACGTCGACGCCTCCGACCAGCGGTCCGACCGACATCCTGAAGCGCGGCTACTTCAATGCCACGCTGGGCGGCACCGCGCCGGCCACGAAGAACGGCACGGTATACGTGCGCGTTGCCGCGGCGGCCGCCGGCAAACCGCTCGGTGGTTTCGAGGCGGCGGTTGACGGCACGAACACCATCGCGATGCCGTCGAACTGGTATTTCACCGGGCCGGCCGACTCGTACGGCGTCGCCGAAATCGCCGTCAACATCTGATCCGGCGCTGAACAGCGCTTCACCCGAAGCCCCGCAACCGCGGGGCTTTTGCATTTCTGGAGCCATTACATGGACATGTCCGAACTGAAGCACCTGCGCCGGGCCGGGGCGTCGATCCCGATGTCGGCGGCCGTCGCGGACGCGACGCGCCGACTGATCCGCGCGCGCACGCAGGACCAGCAGTACACCTACGACCGCGCCACGATCGACTCGACCGGCGCGTTCCTCGTCGGCCAGCTGGAACGCCTCGACCAGACGCTGAACGAGCCGCTCGTCGAGTACACCTGGTCGCGCGATATCTACATTCGCAGCGACGTCTCGGCGGCCGACGAGGTTGCGTCGTTCACGAACTCGGCGTTCGGAATGAGCGGCGGCATCAACCCGAACGGTCTGAACTGGATTTCGAACGAGGGCAACGCGCTGGCGGGTCCGTCGGTCGATATCGGCAAGACCGCACAGCCGATGCTGCTCTGGGGCGCCGAGGTCAAGTACACGGTGCCCGAGCTCGTGAAGTCGCAAGCACTCGGCATGCCCATCGACTCGCAGAAGGTCGAGGCGATGAACATGAAGCGCAACATGGATCTCGACCAGATCGTCTACTACGGCGATCCGCAGATGAACTTCACCGGCCTGGTGAACTCGATCGGCGCCGTCGGGAGCGTTTCGAACGTCGCGAACGGCGCGGGCGGCTCGCCGCAGTGGAATACGAAGACGCCTGACGAGATCCTGAAGGACGTCAACGAGATCCTGACGTCAGCCTGGCAAGCCTCCGGCTGGAAGGTGAAGCCGAACCGCCTGATGCTGCCCCCGGCCACGCTCGGCGGCATCGCAGCGCGCCTCATTAGCACGGCCGGCAGCAAGTCGATCCTGACGTACCTGCTCGAGAACAACATCTGCACGCAGCAGGGTACGCCGCTGGAAATCCTCGAGCTGAAGTGGTTGATCGGCGCGGGCGCCGGCGGCACGCAGGGCCAGCTCGGTACCGTGGACCGGATGGTCGCGTACAACAGCGACAAGAAGTACGTCCAGTTCCCGATGACGGATCTGCAGCGCACGCCGCTCGAATACCGCTCGCTGTTCCAGATCACGACCTACTGGTCGCGTATCGGTCGCGTCGAGTGGCGCTACGGCACGACGGCTGCTTACCGGGACGGGATCTGACATGGCACAAGTCAACGTTCTCAAGGCGTTCACGATTCGTCTGACGCACGAGGGTGAGGAGGTCGTGCGTGCGATCCAGGCCGGCGTGCAGGATGTCGAGGACTACATCGCTGAGCACTGGTATGCGAAGGCGCACATCGGTCAGATGCCGGCCAATGTCGCTGATGGCGCACCGTCGGAAGTTGATGCAGCGGCCCAAGCCGCCGCCGAGGCCGCGGCGATCGCGTCGGCGAAAGCCGAGCTGCAGGCGGAGTCGAATCGCCTGGAGAAGCTGCGCGCCGAGCTCGATGCGGTCGGCAAGGGGCTCGACGAGCGCGCGGCAGCGCTCGATACGCGTGAAGCTTCGGTGACTGCGAGCGAGCAGGATCTTGCTGCGCGCGCCGCGGCTTTCGAGGCAGCGCAGAAGGATGCCGCGAGCACCGCCGCGAAGGATGGCGTATCCGACAGCGCGACGCAGAAGTCCGGAAGCGGGAAGAAGGCATAATGACCTCCCGGCGGCGCGCCGGATCGGTGCGCGCCGGGCACCCGCACACTCGATGAGGTGATCCGTGGACGTATCACAGTTCAGGCAATCGTTTCCTGAGTTCGATGCAACGACGTTTTCCGACCCGCTCGTGCAGTTTTGGCTGACCGTGGCGGTCTCGCTCGTCAACGCCGAGCGCTGGGGCGAGCTGACTGACCTGGGCGTCGCGCTGGTCACCGCACACCACCTCGCGCTGGCTGCCAAGGATCAGAAGACGGCGGCGATTGGCGGCGTGCCCGGGCAGGTGACCGGGCCGCAGTCGTCGAAGTCCGTCGACAAGGTCAGCACCAGCTACGACACCGCAGCCGTCGCGATCAAGGACGGCGGATTCTGGAACGGCACGATGTACGGAATCCGGTATCTCAGCCTCGCACAGATGATGGGCGCGGGCGGCATTCAGTTGTAACGCCGCCGATGCCCATCGGGAGAACCCCATGGGCATGACATTCGACCGCCTCGACGAGATCCTGAGGTCGATCGCCGGGCTCGTGCAGAAAGAGGTGCTTGTCGGCGTGCCCGACAGCACCGCGGGCCGAAAGGACCAGGGCGAGCCGCTGAGCAACGCCGAGATCGGCTATATCCTCGAGAACGGCTCGCCGGCGAACAACCTACCGGCGCGGCCGCATCTGGTTCCCGGCGTGCAGGACGCGCGGCCGAAGTTCGAGCCGCAACTGCAGAAGGGCGTCGAAGCGGCCCTCGACGGCGACCTTGAGAAGGTCGAGCGCAGCCTGAATCGCGCCGGCCTCGTCGCGCAGAACTCGGTGCGCGCGAAGATCAACAGCAACATCCAACCGAAGCTCTCTGACTCGACGCTGGCCGCACGCCGGCGCCGCGGCGTCATGCGCGAGAACACGCTGGTCGATACCGCCCAGTACCGTAACTCGATCACTTACGTGGTCCGCAAGAAGTAGTTTCCAGCTTTCCTGACCCCAAGGGCCGCCTCGCGCGGCCCTTTTGCATTGGAGCCAGCAATGGCCTTCCTTGACGTCACCGACGTCCTGCTCGATCCCGACTTCATGGACATGGGCCTGATCTGCAACCGCATGACGCAGACGACCGACGAGCACGGACGCGCGCACAACACCGTGACGGCGACGCCGTTCTCGGCCGTCGTGACTAGCGACAAGGGCGACATTCTGCACCGGAACGCCGACGGCAGCCGAATCATTGGTTCGATCACCCTGCACACGATGTTCCGGCTGTCTGACGGTAGCGCCGGGCGCGACGCCGACGAGATCGTGTGGTCGGGCCGGACATACACGGTCGTCAACGTGAACGACTACTCGCACTTCGGCCGTGGCTTCGTCTGCTCCACGTGCGACCTGAAACCTCTCTCGGGATGACCCCATGACCGACAGCTCGACCGGCGGATACCTGGCGCCAGCCGTCGATGCGCCGCCGGCCGAGGACGATGCCCTCGACGATCTAGTCCACGACCTGATCGCAGGCGTCACGGCGCTGCCCGGCGACCTCGTGCGGCCGCGCTGGCAGCCGACCGTACCGAAGCAGCCCGAGCCCGGCGTCGACTGGTGCGCGTTCGGCGTTCAGGAGCAGGAGCCGGACGCCGGACCGGCGATCCAGCATGACGGCACCGGCGACGGCCACGACCACGACACGTACATCCGGCACCAGGACATCGACGTCCTGTGCACGTTCTACGGGCCGCACGCGAAAGGCTACGCGCAGCGGCTTGCCGACGGTCTCGCGATCCCGCAGAACCGCGAGCAACTCCAACTGCAGGACATGGCATTCGTCGGCGCCGGCTCGATTCGCGCGGCGCCGGACCTCGTCAACCAGCAGTGGGTGCGGCGCTACGACATGACCGTGACGCTGCGCCGCAAGATCACCCGGGCCTATGCGGTCCTCAATTTGCTGTCGGCCACCGTGGCGACGACGACCGACTCGTCGATGCCCGTGTCCGGCGTTTCGAACATCCACTCGTAGGGGACCAGCATGTCCAACGGATTGCCGGTATCGCGCCTGATCAACGTCACGATCAACATGTCGCCGCTCGCGGCGCAGGGCGCGGACCTGAACACAATGCTCATTCTCGGGGCATCCTCGTTCATCGACACGAACGAGCGACTGCGATCGTACGGCAGCATCGGCGAAGTCGCGGCCGATGCTGGCACGAATTCGCCGGAATACCTCGCGGCGGTTCTCGCGTTCAACCAGGTTCCCCAGCCGCAGCGCGTGTGCATCGGCCGCTGGGCGAAGACCGCGACGGCAGGCTCGCTGCGCGGCGGCGTGCTGTCGACTGCTCAGCAGGACATCAACGCCTGGAAGGCTGTCACGACCGGCGCGTTCAAGATTCCGGTCGACGGTACGACGAAGACCGTGTCGGGCCTCGACTTCTCCGCGCAGACGAACCTGAACGGCGTCGCGACGGTGATCGGCGCGGCGCTGACCGGCGCGACGATCGTGTGGAACGGCTCGCAGTTCGTCGTCACGTCCAGTACGACCGGTACGTCGTCGAAGATAGGCTACGCGATCGCGCCGGCCAGCGGCATGGACATCTCTGCGATGCTGGCGTTGACGAGCACCCTCGCGGGCACGCCGGCGGACGGTATTGCGCCGGAGCAGCCGGTCGACGCGGTCGCGATCTTCCTCGATCGTTTCGCCAACCAGTTCCTCGGCCTGGACTTCGCCGATGCCTCGATCACCGATGACCAGCATGTCGCGGTCGCGAACCTGATCGAGGCCGATCAGCGGCACATCTACGGGATCACGACGCAGAACCCGCAGACGCTCGACTCGACGGTCTCGATTGACCTCGCGAGCCGCCTGAAGGTGCTGAAGCTGAAGTACACGGTTGTGCAGTACTCGAGCTCGACGCCGTACGCGATCTCGGCGCTGCTGGGCCGGTTGCTGACGGTGAACTTCAACGGCAACAACACGACGATCACGCTCATGTTCAAGCAGGAGCCGAGCGTTGCGGCCGAGCAGCTGACCAGCACACAGGCCAATACGCTGCAGGCGAAGAACTGCAACGTCTTCGTCAACTACAGCAACGACACGTCGATCATCCAGTACGGCGTGACGCCGAGCGGCCTGTTCGCGGATTCGGTCTACAACGCGATCTGGTTCCGCAACCGCATCGAGACGGACGTCTACAACCTGCTGTACCAGAGCCCGACGAAGATCCCGCAGACCGACGGCGGCAACGCGCAAATCGCCGCGAAGATCTCGTCGTCGTGCGATGCCGCAGTGAACAACGGCTACCTCGCGCCTGGCGTCTGGAACTCGGGCGGTTTCGGCGCGCTGAATCAGGGCGACACGCTGGCGAAGGGCTACTACGTGTATGCGCCGCCGATCGCGACGCAGTCGCAGGCGGATCGCGAGGCGCGGAAGGCCGTGACGTTCCAGGTCGCCGCGAAGGAAGCCGGCGCGATTCACAGCGTCGACATCCTCGTCAACGTCAACCGGTAACAGGAGAATCCCATGTCGGGAACCTATTCGTTTCAAGACGTCAACGCGACGCTCGTCGGGCCCGGCGGCGTCTTCTCTCTCGGTTACGGCGAGGCGACGGCCGAGGAAGGCATCACGCTGGCGGCCGCCGGCGACAAGAACACGATGACGATCGGATCGGACGGCGAGGGCATGCACAGCCTTCACGCCGATAAGTCCGGCCAAGTGACCTTGCGCTACCTCAAGACGGCGCCGATCAATGCGAAGCTGATGGCGCTCTACGACGCGCAGTCGCTCGACAGCCGCCTGTGGGGCAAGAACCTGATCGAGGTCGGTCAATCCGTCTCGGGCGACATCGCCACCGCGCGCAGCTGTGCGTTCAAGAAGGTGCCCGACCTGAAGTACGCGAAGGATGGCGACATTGTCGAGTGGGTCTTCGACTCGATCAAGATCGACCGTATTCTCGGGACGTACTGACCATGGCGACCGAAATCGAACTCAACGGCGGGCGGTACGCGATCGGCAAGCTGAGTGCGATGCAGCAGTTCCACGTATCGCGGCGCATCGCGCCGATCATCCCGCCGATGATCCCGGTGCTGGTGAAGTTCTATGCCGAACTCGAACAGGCCGATGCCGCGCGCGACCAGGCGCGCGCGAACAGCGCGCTTGCAGCACTGGTCGGCGGGGCGCCGGCACTCGACGCAGCGGCTCCCGCGGCGGACCAGTCGCGCGATCTGCTGTCGCTGGTGGACGCGGTTGCGCCGGTGCTCCAACCGTTCGCCGACGCGCTCGCCGGTCTGAAGGACGAGGACGCCGAGTACGTGTTCGGCACGTGCCTGTCTGTCGTCGAACGGTGTCAGGGCGCGGGCTGGGCGAAGGTGTGGTCTGTCGTGCACAAGACGGCGATGTTCGACGACATCGGCATCGACGTGATGCTGCCGCTCGTCGTGCGCGTTGTAGTGGCGAACCTCGGCCCTTTTATCAGCGGGTTGCTTACCAGCCAAGCGAGCAGCCCGGCGGCGACCTAGGCTGGATCCGCACGCTGCCCGGCGGCGAGGACTGGCTGCTCGCGCCGGTGCACGCGCAGATGTGCCGGTACGAGTCGCTGCTCGACGGAACGCTCGGCCTGGCCGACGTCGCGCTGATGAACGACTCCCTCGCCGTCCGGGCAGACAACGAAGCGGCGTTCCGCCGCAAGATGGATAGAGAGAATGGCTGATACCGTCGTCATCCGCGAGTTCCTGGTGGCCCTTGGCTTCAAGGTCGACCAGAAGGGCCTGAAGAACTTCAAGGAAGGCGTCGAAGGCACGACAAAGGGCGTCAAGCAGCTGATCGCGACGGTATCCGGCGCGGCGCTCACCGTGAGCGCCGGCGTCGCGGCATTCGCGTCGAAGCTCGAGCGCCTGTATTTCGTGTCGCAGCGCACCGGCGCGTCGGCGAGCAACCTGCGCGGGTTCGAGTTCGCCGCGAGGAACATGGGTGTCTCCGCCGAGGCGGCGACGGGCACGATCGAGAACCTCGCGCGCTTCCTGCGCAACAACCCGGCCGGCGAGGGCTATCTTGCGACGCTCGGCGTGCAGACGCGCAACGCCAACGGCGAGCTGCGCGATACGGTCGACATCATGTCGGACCTCGGCGGCGCGTTGGCGAAGAAGCCGACGTGGCTCGCGAGCCAGTACGGGAACATCCTCGGCATCGACGAGAACCTGATGCTCGCGATGCGCAATGGGGACTTCGAGAAGCTCCTGAAGCAGTACCGCGAGATGTCGAAGACGACCGGCCTGGACAAGGCGGCCGAGGACTCGCACCGCTTCATGACGCAGCTGCGCGGGCTCGGTACGACGTTCGAGAACCTCGGCATCCGCGTTGAAGGCGCGATGCTGCAGAAGATCGGCCCGCAGCTTGAGCGGTTTCAGCGGTGGATGGATGAGCACGGCGAGCAGATCGCGAATCGAATCGCTGACATCGCGAACGCAGTGCTGAAGGCTGCCGCGGTGATGGGGCCGCCGTTGGCGTGGCTGGCCGACAAGTTCATTGAGCTCGACCATGGGACGAACGGCTGGTCGACGAAGATCCTGCTGCTTGGCTTCGCGCTCAAGGCGCTGGGGGTGTTCCGGATCGCCAAGGGGATCTGGAAGGCCGCGGCGGCGCTCCGCGCGATGGGAGCCAATGGCACTGGCGCCGCGAGCGTCATCTCCAGCGTCATCGGTCAGATAGGTTCGCTGATCGGATTGCTGGGGCGATTGTCGGCCATCGCGGGAGCGGCGTTCGCCGGTTGGAAGATCGGTGATGCGCTGCGCGATTCGGTTGACGGGTGGATTTCGAAGGCGTCCGGCGGAAAATTCCGATCGATCTGGGATTTCCTGACCGGAAAGGATCGGCGCGGGCTCGACGCGACAGGTGGGTACACGCAGGAAGAACTCGACAGCGTTAGGAGGGATGGTGGCGGCGGCGCCAGATTGACGGCACCGCGCGGCGCGCCGACGGCGGCCACGCAGGCGTCGGCTTCAGCGGGCGCGCCGGCCGGCGTCGCCAGCACGATGGCGCAGCTTGCCGACACGGCGTTCGGCCGGCTGATCGCGCGTGGAGAGGGCGACTACAACAGCGTGAACCGCGGCGCGCGCGGCGGATACCGGTCCGGGACAGAGAACCTCGAGGGTATGACGCTGGCGCAGGTCATGGCGGCGCAGCGCGCCGGCCAGTTCAACGCTGCTGGTCGCTACCAGATCATCGGGGGCACGTTGTCCGAAGCTGCGAGCGCGATGAAGCTGAACGGCAGCGAGATGTTCGACCGGAGGCTGCAGGACCGGATCTTCAGCGAGTACCTGGTGCGCAACAAGCGGCGCGCGATCGCGGATTACATCGAAGGCCGCAGCGACGATGTGCTGGCTGCGTTGCGCGCGATGTCTCGTGAATGGGCGAGCGTGGCAGATCCGGACACAGGCCGCAGCCATTACGCCGGCAAGGGAAATAATCGCGCGAGCATCAGCAGGGCAGAGGCGGAGGCGGCGTTGAACAACGCTCGTGCGACGTATCAGCGGCCGGCCGCCGTGACTGCCGGCGCCGGTGCTCGGTCGATCTCGCTCAATCAGGACGTGAAGATTCAGGTGACAGGAACTGCTGATCCGAACGCCACCGCGCGCGCCGTCGCTCGCGAGCAGAAAGGTGTTGCCGATGGGGCGATGCGCAACATGCAGGGAGTGATGACGTGAACCTTGGCCTCGACATGATCCTGCTCGCGACCAAGAAGCTCGGTGACATCTCGATTTCGGCGACTATCGAAGAGCGGTATAGCGACGAGCTTGTGATCACCGAGCATCCGGTCGAGAAAGGCGCACCTGTCAACGACCACGCGTACCAGAAGCCACGTGAGGTTGTGATCCAGTGCGGCTGGAGCAACGCTGATTATGCGGCGCTGCTCGGCTCCGCGATCAAGAGGTTCGTGAGCGACGGATCTGGTTCGATGACGTCGGGTAGCTACATCGACGGCATCTACAGTCAACTGCTGAAGCTTCAGAGCGATCGGCAGCCCTTCGACATCGTCACGTCACGGCGGAAGTACTCGAACATGCTGTTGCAGGGACTCTCGGTCGTGACGGACGTGAAGACGTCGGGCGCACTGATGGTTACCGCCACCTGCAAGCAGGTGATCATCGTCGAGACGCAGGTGACTAAGCTGCCGCCCCGGGAGAACCAAGCGAACCCGGCCGCGACGGCCGAGACGCAGGACGCGGGTGTCAAGGCGGCAACACCAGCGACGCCGGCACCGGGCGGCGCGGCACCTCCGGAGATTTGGGTATGAATGTCTACGAGATCCCGCTGTCGCCGCAGCCGCAGCGCTTCACTGTGACGCTGAGCGGTGTCGACTACCGGATGACCGTGCAGTATCGGGCGGCCGGCGGCGCGGGCTGGGTGCTCGACATCGCGGACGCCGGCGGCACGCCGCTCGTGAACGGCATCCCGCTCGTCGCGGGCGTCGACCTGCTGGCGCAACACCGACATCTGGGTTTTGCCGGCCGGTTGTGGGTTCAGGGCGCCGAAAGTCCTGACGACGTTCCGACGTACGATGACCTCGGCATCGGATCGCATCTCTTCTGGGTTACGAGCTAGAGCCACTAGGTTTCGTGCGACGGAGGCGCTTTGCGGCCGGCTTGCCTTTGTAAAACTCGGCCAAGGCTTCTGCCTGTTCGGCACGTTCACTCGAACTGATCAGCTCGGGCGTGATGACGGAGGTGTGCATCGCCACGACATTGAATTTGCCCGTCTTACGGATCGCGGTAAGGTGCTCATGAATTTCATCCCATGAAATCGGGTAACCGCGCGAGTCTAAGACGACGTTGACCCCGGGCGGCGCAGGCGCGTGGGGATGCCCGAACTTCTCCGCGTGCTGCTCTTGCACAAAGGACTCGGCTAGCCGACTGATGATCTCGGCGTTCATCGATCGATTGTTATTGCGCGCCGACTCTGCGATCAGATTGCGCATACCGTCGGGGAGGCGGACGACGAACTTGTCGGCCTTATCAGACGGGAAATCCTTATCGTCGCTCATAGATGCTCCATTGATTGACGCTATTGTAGTGGCGACTCGCCATAGATAGAAATCATGGCGACTCGCCACTATATGTATTGATGTTGTAGTGGCGATTCGCTAGTATGTGTGTATGGCGACTCGCTATCTTACGGAGGAATGATGAAAGCGTATCAGATTGCCCCGTTCGGCCTGCGTATGCAGCCCGAACTCCGCGAGTACCTCACGGAACAGGCACAGAAAAATTTCCGTAGCTTGAACAACGAAATCATCCAGCGGCTCGAAGCTAGCCGCCAAAAAGAAAACGCCCAACCGGCGGCAACCGGTCAGGCGTTGGTGACGCAGTGAACCCCTAGCAAAGGAACAAAGGTCATGGCAAATGATAGCACGGCAGCAAACATTGGCAAGGCTGGCGAAATCGAGTCGCAGTCCCGAGACCTCTCGTCGCTGCTTGACGACCAGACCCGTTACACATCGGCGCTGTTCGCGGCCATCGAGGCGACGGCAGCTACTTCGCCTAAGGTTGCGGTCGATCTCGCGGCGCTCGGGCAGTGGGTCGCGGAACGCACCTCCCACTTTGCGTTCAACGGCCTGAACAGCATCGCTCTTGCCAGCCGGGAGGTGCACTGATGAACGCGCTCACGATCGCTGGCGTTGCCATTCGTACCGACGCCGAAGGGCGGTACTGCTTGAATGATCTGCATCGGGCAAGCGGTGGAGAGGCGAAACACCAGCCGGCGAACTGGCTCCGCATGCAGCAGACGACCGATCTCGCTGCGGAGATGGAGAGGGAGATTCCTCACTTTCGAGGAATCCAGTCAAAACAAGGGCTTGGAACGTTCGTCGTCAAGGAACTGGTCTACGCCTACGCGATGTGGATCAGCCCTGCATTCCACCTGAAGGTGATCCGGGCCTACGACGAGATGGTGTCGGGGGCTAAGGTCGCGGCGCCGTCGCTCCCGAATTTCGCGAATCCGGCAGAGGCCGCACGCGCTTGGGCCGAGCAGTTCGAGCGGCGCGCTGCACTCGAGCAGGAGAAAAAGGCGCTCGATGCCAAGGTGGCCGAGCAGGCGCCGAAAGTCGAGACGCTCGAACGGATTGCCGACGCTGAAGGCTCGTTGTGTATCCGCGACGCTGCCAGCAATCTGCAGATGCAGCCGAGCAAGCTGACCGCATGGCTGAACGCGAATGGATGGATCTACCATCGCGCCGGCAAGTCAGGCTGGCTGGCGTACCACGACAAGCAGCAGGCCGGTTATCTGGTTCACAAGAGCACGCCATACGTCGATCGAACAACAGGCGAGGAGCGCGTCAGCGAGCAGGTGCGCATCACGATGCGCGGGCTCACGAGGCTCGGGGAACTGGTGCCGCGTGATCTGATCAGAATGCGGCGCGCCACCGGGTACGCTAATCGTGAGAATCGGGGCTCAGCGCCCCATTGATCGGGTATATTGCATTTGCTCCGGATTTCCGCCGCGGCGGATCTATGCGGTGAGGTATGGCATGAGCGGGTTCGACGTGCACCGGAGCGAACGATCGGCCCCGCTTCTTTGGGATGCTATGCGCATCCGTTATTTCAAAGGAGCGATCATGTTGAAAGATGAAATTAGCAGGGCGTTTCGTGCGTACTTCCGCCGGTGCCATCGAGAGGGACTTGTCACAATGCAGCCGGCAATCGGATGTTGTGGCGCGGAAAGACGTAAGGATGGCGACTACGTTGTATTGAGGAATTCGTATCACGTGCTCGCCACGTATCGAATTTCGAGAGCGACTGGGCGTTTAGCCTACGTGCCTGCGTAAAATCAAAGTTGTGCTTTGGCCCTCGGAGCTCCCGAGGGCCTTTTTATCGCGAGGCGGAAATGGCGAAGCAATTCGGTCGCAAAGCGTCACTGATCGTCGGACAGGACACAGGCGATGCCGTTGACCTGTCTAGCCTGCGGTTCACGTTCCGCGTGCAGCGCGGCGACCTCCAGACGCCGAACTCGGCGCGGATCCGGGTCTACAACGTCTCGGATAACACGGCGCAGAAGGTTGAACGCGAGTTCTCGCGCGTCGTTTTGCAGGCTGGCTACGAGGGCAACTTCGGGATTATCTTCGACGGGTCGCTGATTCAGGTGCGTCGCGGACGCGAGAGCCCTACCGACACATACCTCGACATCACAGCGGCCGACGGCGATATGGCGTACAACTTCGCGATCGTCAACACGACGCTTGCGGCAGGCTCGACGCCCGAGGATCACGTGAAGGTGTGCACCGCCGCGATGGGGCAGTACGGCGTAGCCGAGGGCTATCGGCCAGATCTCGGCGGTCGCCCGCTGCCGCGCGGCAAGGTGATGTTCGGAATGGCGCGCGATCATCTTGAAACTGTTGCGCGCTCGACGCAGACGCTGTGGTCGATTCAAGATGGCAAATTGCAGATGGTTCCCGAAACGTCATACGTTCCTGGCGATATACCGTCGATTACGTCTGAATCCGGTATGGTCGGACTACCCGAGCAAACTCAGAACGGCATCACAGTGAAGATGCTGTTGAACCCGAGCATCAAGATTGGACGACTCATCAAGTTGGATAATCGTAGCGTTCAGCAGTATGAGTTCAGTTTGAACAACAAACAGCAAGCCGAGAACGGTGCTATTGCTGGTCAAAACAAGATCAATAGCCCCGAAAAAACCGACGGCTACTACTACGTGATGACGAACGAGCATTGGGGTGACACGCGAGGCAATGACTGGTATACGGAAGCGATCTGTCTTGCTGTAGATGCCACCCCAATCGATGTCGATCTGTTGACCAAGGCCGAGCAGGGAATTTCGGGTCCCGTCCCGCCTAAACTCGATGTGATCAAGCCGTATGGCTAACGAGTCGATTTCTGATATTCGTCGATGTTCTTCCGAAAATCCTCGGACGTAATCGCGGGTCCCAGCGCAGTTCCATCTCCATCGCGGTTGATGGTCGCTCTTACGAACGCCGTCAAAGACATACCAGAGCTGATTTCCCCGGTTGGCCCGATAACAAACACCTCAGCTTTTGATGGATGAAGAGTGCGGCCCCAGCAGCCAATATCGGGGTGATCGGGGCGCAGTTTGTTGTTGAAGATCGCCGCCATGTGCATGTTCTTTGCATTGGCAATCGGCAGCAGGCAGGGATCCTTCAACATCAGCGCATAGATCATGTTTGCCGCTGGGATCATTCCATACGCCGGGGGCTTGCTGGCGAGCACATAGGCTTCAGTATCGGCTGCGAATGCGTTTCCGGTGACTATGGTTGCCGCAATCGCCAAAATCGAGCTGGTCTTTTTCATTTTTCTCCATGGACAGAAAAGAGCGAGTCGATGACCCGCTGGCCTCGCTGCGCGCGGTATTGCGCGGTCAGCGCTCGGAAATTTGGACGGCTCTGCCGGGCATCATTCAGTCGTTCGACGCCGGCGGCCTGACTTGCAGTGTACAGCCGGCTCTGAAGGCGCGAGCGCGCGGCCCAGATGGCGCGCTTACCAGCGTCGCGCTGCCGCTGCTGGTCGACTGCCCGGTGCAGTTCCCGGCTGGCGGGAATTGTACGCTGACGTTCCCGGTGAAGCCGGGCGACGAGTGCCTGGTCGTGTTCGCCTCGCGCTGCATCGACGCGTGGTGGCAGTCGGGCGGCGTGCAGGAGCAGGCCGAGCTGCGCATGCACGACCTGTCGGACGGGTTCGCGCTGCTCGGCTTCCGATCGCGGCCGCGCGCGCTCGCCGGCGTTAGCGGCAGCTCGACGCAGCTGCGCAGCGACGACGGCGCGACGTACATCGACCTGAACCCGACGCTGAAGAAGGTCAAGATCGTTGCGCCCGGCGGGTTCGACGTCGTCGCGCCGCTGTCGACGTTCTCGGCCGCGGTGACGATCACGGGCCTGCTGACGTTCGTGGGCGGCATGGTCGGCAGCGCGGCGACCGGCGCCGCTGCAGTGTTCAACGGCATCCTGAACGTGATCGGCCAGATCACTGCGAACGGCAAGCGCGTCGACGACACGCACACGCACCCGGATGCGCAGGGTGGCAACACGGGTCCGGTCAACTGATCGTCAGATCGCGAATAAAAAAACCCCGCTCGAAGCGGTAATGCCGTTCAGTTAAGATCAAAAAGGCTGCTCCGGATTAATACCGGAGCGGCCTTTTTCCTTGGTTCTGCAAGGCTAGGCCGCTGCGAACCGCGCTTAACTGAACGGCATTACCGCTCGAAGCGGGGTTTGTCGTTTATGGAACGGGGGATCAGGCGTGCGCGTGCTCGCGGATTTCACGTAGCACATCGTCGCCGATCTTTTCCTTGGCGAGTTCAGTGTCGTAATGCGTCTGGAGGTTCATCCAACTCTGCGGATCGACGCCAAAGAACGCGCCAAGGCGCACTGCGGTGTCGGCCGTGATGGCACGGTCGCCTTTCACGATTTCGTTAATGCGACGAGCCGGGACGCTAATTGCCTTCGCGAGAGCGTATTGGCTGATTCCCATCGGCTCCAGCCAGTCTTCCGCCAGGATTTCACCGGGCGTCGCCAGGGGTACTTCTCGGGTCATGACTTTCTCCGGGTTGGTCAGTGGTAGTCGACGATTTCCACATCCGAGGCGCGGCCATTGACGAACTTGAAGCAGATACGCCACTGGTCGTTGATGCGGATGCTGAATTGGCCTTGTCGGTCGCCTTTCAGCGCTTCGAGCCGGTTGTTCGGCGGGATGCGAAGGAAGTCCAGATCGGCCGCAGCGTGCAACTGCTGGAGTTTGCGAATCGCGACGCGTTCGAAATTGACGAAGCGGGCGACCCGCCTGCCATTGAACAGCGCCTCAGTATCTCGGCAGTTGAACGATGTAATCATGGATTGATGATAACGCAATGCGTTAATAACGTCAAACGTTACTAACGTTTTTGGGGTACGAATGCGATACAGACGATTGGATCCGGGCGGGGATTACACGTTCGGCGGGGGCGCGGCCGATTTCCTCGCGAACACGTCGGAGGCCGTGGCGCAGGCCGTGCTGACGCGCCTTCGCCTGCTGCGCGGCGAATGGTTCCTCGACACGACGGCCGGCATGCCATGGGCGACCGACGTGCTCGGGAAGTTCACCAGTGGCACTTACGACGCGGCGATCCGCCAGTGCATCCTCGGCACGCAGGGCGTGACCGAGATCACGAGCTACTCGAGCTCGGTTGACCCGGAGACGCGCACGCTCACGGTCGCCGCGACGATCAACACCATCTACGGCACCACCACGGTACAGGCGGCATTGTGACTCTCACGACCCTCGCACCCATCATCGACGCGAACGGCATCACGGCGCCGACTTACGCTCAAGCGTTTTCCTACATGCAGGACCGGTACCGAGCCATCTATGGTGCGGACACGTATCTGGAGCCCGACAGCCAGGACGGCCAGCTGATCGGCGTGTTCGCCAAGGCGATCAGCGACGTGAACGCGGTCGCGATCGCTCTCTACCAGTCGTTCAGCCCCGCGACAGCACAGGGCGCGGCGCTGTCGAGCAACGTGAAGATCAACGGCATCGCACGGAAGGTCGCGTCGTACTCGAGCGCCGACCTCGTGCTCGTCGGGCAGGCCGGTGCCACGATCACGAACGGTGCTGCGAAAGACGGCAACGGCGTGAAGTGGATGCTGCCAACGACCGTGACGATCCCGCCGAGCGGCACGATCACCGTCACGGCGACGTGCGCGACGATCGGCGACGTGTCCGCTCGC